AAAATAAAATATATCTAATCAATGCTTCATATACTGAAAAAATTACAGTTGGTGGTGTTTGGGATAAGCCAAATGATTTATCAAATTACGCAGATTGTAGCGGAGCAGTTTGTTATACTTGGGATAATTCTTACCCGATATCTTCACATCTCATAGATCCTATATTAAAAATGGTAGTTGATCAATTGACATTAACTTTTAAAGTTCCTGTTGATAATACTAATAATGCAGCTTTCGAACAAGAAACTCAAAATAAAACTCAACAACCATGAGTAGATTAGCTAAAAGAGGAAGTGTTAAATTTCCTGCTGATAGGGGATTAAAACACATTTATAAATATTACACTAAAAAATTTAAAGGTAAATCCAATAGTAAATTTTCTTCGGATTATAATTCTATGGTTCTTAATAATAAAGATGTAAATATTATAGCCAGGGATATATTAAAATATCATACAGATAGAATATTAAATAATTCTGAATGTGCAAAGCTTCCTTATAATCTTGGAGAAATAAGAATACAAAAGAAAAAAATTTATTTTGATGTAGCTGTTAAAGATCCTAAATATTTAAAAACTGATTGGGGACATTTTCAAAAGACAGGAGAAATAATTAAACATCTTAATGAACATAGAAATTATCATAGATATAGATTTTATTGGATTTGTAAAAAAGGACCAATTGGAAAAGGAGTTTATAAATTTGTTTCTTTAAGAAAAAATAATAGATTACTTAATAAAATTTTAAAAGAAACTTCTAAAGACTATTTTGAATAATGTTTATTGACAAATATACTTCTACTAAAGAAATAATAAATAACTTATTTCGAGATACTGATCGTACAGAAAATCTAAATCATGCAGATGCTGCATATTGGATTTACGAATGTATGGAATTAATTAATTATCCTATGACTTATATACCAAAAGTTATGGGACATAAGGGTGATGAAGATTATGATCTTGAAAATTATAAACTTGAATTACCCGATGATTTTCATAGATTAATTGCAGTAGCTATAGATGGTGTTATTTGCATACCTTCACAAAATCAATTTCATCATTTAATGGATGGTTCTTGTTGTGATTGGAATAGTGATAGTTTTCCTGCTGAATATTTTTATGATAACTTTGGTAATACATTTTCTCCACAAGCATTACCTTTAAATAGAAGAGTTACTGATAGACCACCTACTTTTACAATAAGTGATCATTTTATTACATTTGATAAAAGAGAAGGTAAAGTATGTTTAGTATATTGGGCTTTTCCTTTAGATAAAGAAGGGTTTCCTTTAATACCTGATGATGTTAGATATAAAAGAGCTTGTACAAATTATCTATCTTGGAAGTTTGATAGAATAATGTGGAGAAAAGGATTAATACCAAGAGATGTGTTTTTAGAATCACAAGATGAAAAAGATTGGGCTATCGCATCTTGTCAATCTGCATTAAAAATGCCTGATGTAAACCAAATGGAAAGTATCAGAAGGCAATTGACTAAAATGATAGTTCGAACAGATGATTTCAAATCTGCCTTTAACTTTATGAACAATAGAGGAATTAGAGGTAGATATTAAATAATATTTACTCTATGGATGTAATAAATGAATTAGGAGGTCTTGTAAATCAAGATTTATCTCCTGCTAAACATCAACCAAATATTTTATATGATTCTGTTAATTTTCGTATAACAACAGAATATGGATCTACTTCTCTTTCAAGAACAAATGTAAGAGGAGAAGTTGATTTATTAAATATACCTACAATATATAATGTATGGAAAATACAATATCTAAATCCAGGTCCTGAAATTATAACTATAAATTATGGTACAGGATTAGATGTTATGTCATTAACATTATCATCTATAGATGATATTATAGAATACTTTGCTACATCTGTTGCTATTATTGCGGGTCAATATAGAATGTTTTTAGCATCAGATGGATATATATATGTATATGGTCTTACTACTCAAATAGTAAATATAAGTACAACAGGAGGAACAATAGCTACATTATTATATTCTCCAACTACATTTCCTGTAATTATAGGTTGGACTATAATGAGAGAAGATATCTATATTTTTACAACTGAAGAAAAAACTCTTACTAAAACTGGATGGGGACAAATATGGAAGTTTTCATATTCTAAATCTGGAGATTACACAGATCCTTTAAATTATACATTTAGTTTAATATGGTATGGACAAGGAGGTTTTACTCAAGCCAGACCTATTGCTAATCCTGGTGCTATTGAATCAAGATATGAAAATTCAAATATTCAAAGAATATATTGGACAGATAATTATAATTCCCCAAGAACTATTAATGTAGCTAATCCAACAGTATATAATTTACTCGGAACAGAACTTGATTTGTTTCCATCTGTAACATTTGATATTCCTGTTCTTAGAGAAATACTTCAAGGAGGTGAATTAAATGTAGGTTTATATCAGGTTGCTTATAGATTAAAGAGAGAGTCTGGAAGTCAAACACAATTTAGTACTCCTTCTCCAGCAGTTGCTGTAGTTAAATCAAGTGAAATAACAGAAACATTTATTAAATATACTTGTGATAATTCTACTGAAGTAACTGATAAATCTTTATATTTTGAAATAGATAATATAGATACTACATTTCAAATAATTGAAATAGCATATATATATTATTCTATACCTGGAGGTATTCCTTTAATTAAAACATTTTTAGAAGAACCTATACAATCGGATAAGTTTTCATTTATATTAACTGGTTCTGAAGAAAATACAATAGAAATATCAATAGATGAATTTACAGCATTTGCTCCTAATATAACAAGAGCTAAAGCATTGGCTTCTAAAAATAATACTTTGTTTTTATCTAATGTTGAAGTAAATAAATTTGATGTTGATTATGACACAAGAGCATATAGATTTCCTATTAATACTAATAGAACAGAAATAAAAGATGGTCAGGGAAATTCATATACTGTAGAATACAATTCAGGAGCAAATACATTTCAAATTATAGAAGAGAATTTTGTACCTGTAACACCATATGATGTTCCTGAAGATCATGATTGCATACAAGATTATAATTCTCAAGCTCCTAATAATTCTTATAACAGTAGTTTATATTTACCCAATACAGGATTAGGAAGTTATAATTTATTAGGTGGTCAAGGTCCTAATATAACATGGAGTTTTAATAGAGAAAATATTACATTAGATAATAAATTTATAGGTACTAATTATGGTGCTGGTGTTTATTCAGAAGCACCTCATAGAACTATACTTAAAAAATCAATAAATTATACTGGGTTTATATCACATCCTTTTACTTCTAAGAATTTTTACGATAGTTTTCATTCTCCATATTTAAATACAAATATGAAACAATACATGAGAGATGAAATGTATCGTTTTGGTGTTGTATTTTATGATAGAAAAAGTAATAGTTCTTATGTCAAATGGATTGCTGATATAAGAATGCCTCATGTATATATGCCCAGTGGTGGATCACCAACAGATAGAGAATTACTTTATCCTATTAGTGGATATAATAGTAGTACTACTACAGCTACTGGAAGTTTATTAGGATTGAGAGTTACATTAAGAAATCTTGATACTATTCCTGATGTAGTAGCTTATGAAATAGTAAGAGTACCAAGAGATGAAGCAGATAGAAGAATATTAGGTCAAGGAAGATTAATGCCTGTATTTAAAGGTAATGGTACTCCAGATGATGCTTATGATCATTTCTTAGCTAATGATGCTGATTATTTAAATATGAATAGTTATACTCGTATCTGGCCTCATATGTTTACTCTTAAATCACCAGATTTTCAATTCAATGGTTTTGAAAATTTTGAAGCTACAGATGAAATTGATATCATAGGTTTACTTGATGATAACCAATATACATGGTTAAAACAAGCAGATAGTGGTACTTCTTATGATGAAGCTACTGAAAAGGGAGTTATAGTAAAAAATTATAGTTATGTTGATACAGCTAATATTCCATATCCAATAAAAGACTCTGGTACAAATAATCCTTATCCTGTAAGAAATGCTGCATATATAGAACAAGCAAGTTGGGCAGCTACAGAATCTGCTGATAATTTAAAAGCTTTATTTCCAGCATTAACAAATATTGATCCATTAGCAAATGTTTATAGAACAGATGGTGATGGTAATTCAGCAGTAAGATCAACTCAAATAACTGGAAGAAGTGTTGGTATAGTTTATGGTGGAGTAGTAACTGGATCATTACCTTATGGAGGTAATATTGATTTTTTAGATAATACTTTTGGAGGACTTGATTATCCACAGTTAGATACATGGGGTAATAGTAATGCAAGTTATCTTGCTAATTACAAAAGATTATTAACTAATCAATACGGTGGTAATACTTATTCTGCAAGAAGTAATAACATATATATCAATTGTCATAATAGAGTATTATTATCTCCAGGTACTACAACAAGTGTTACAGATATTTTTGGTGGTGATACTTATGTTGTAGCTTATGATAATGTATCAGAATTTCCTGACTGGAATGAAACTAATAAATTTACCAGACATTTTATATTTGGTTGTGAAAGTAATATTAATACTGAATTAAGAGGAACAGGTACTACACAAAATGTTCCTAATAAAAGTAATCCTTTTGGTAATAATTCTGGATCAGGAAATTTAGATGCAGATGAAACATATGAAAAATTTGATAATAACCTATTAAGTTTTGATACCTATGTAAAAATCTTTTTACCTAAACCTTTTAATTTTACTGAACAAACTGAATTTGATACAAGAACTTATAAATCAAATCTTAAAACCAATGGCGAAGAGATAGACAGTTGGAGTTCATTTGAAGCTAATGCATTCTTAGATGTTGAAAGTAAATATGGTCCTATTAATAACTTAATGGTATTCCAAGATAAACTATATTATTTTCAAGATAGAGGATTTGGAGTGTTTCAAGTTAATGCACAAAAAGCAGTTCTTGATGCTACAGATACAAGTGAACTTATAATTGGTAGTTCTGGAATATTAGAAAGATTTGATTATGTATCTACTGTAACAGGAAGTAAACATCAATTTAGTTTTAATAATACAGATCATTCGATGATTTGGTTTGATGCATTAAGTAGAAAATTATTTAGATTTTATCCAGGCAAATTAGAACCAGTATCTGATGTAAAAGGTTATAGTGCTTTTCTTTATAATAAACTTACTGGTTTAATACAAGATAGAGATAATCCTTATACAGGAGTAGGAGTTCATT